TAAAAAGAATGGGTGATAAAGATGATTGGAAAGCTGCAAAAGCTATGGAACCAAAGTTAAGAACTTTCGTACCTGTTGTTGTAAGAGGTGAAGAAGGTGAAGGAGTAAGATTTTGGGGATTTGGTAAAACTGTATATCAAGAAATTCTTGGTTACATTGCAGACCCTGATTACGGTGATATTACTGACCCAACAAGTGGTAGAGATTTAACAATCGAGTACAAATCAGCAGAAGAAGCTGGAACTACTTACCCAACTACTACTATTAGAGTAAAACCATCAACAACTAACTTAAGTGAAGATGCTGATAAAGCAACAAACTTTTTAGAAGGACAAACTGAAATTACAGATTTATATTCTGAATTATCTTATGATGAATTAAAATCAGTATTAGAAGGTTGGTTGAATCCAAGTGGTGAAGGAGAATCTACTGAAGAATCAGTATCTCAATCAAAACTTTCAACTGAAACCAAAAGTGAACCAGTAGCTCAAACAAAAACAGATTCAAAGAAAACTGATGATGTAGCGGCTGCATTTGATGATTTATTTAATAATTAATTCCAAACTAAATGGCGAAAAAGAAAGCAAAAGAGCTTGACTTGGCAGATATTCTGGCTGGTGAACTCAATAAACAATCAAAAGATTCTAAAGTAGCATTTTTCTTAGATGATGATACTGCACCTACAAATGTAGATGGGTGGATTTCGACTGGATGTGCTATGTTAGATGTTGCAATCTCCAATCGCCCTTATGGTGGTTTACCAGTTGGTAGAATTACAGAAATCACAGGATTAGAACAAAGTGGAAAATCATTAGTATCTGCACACTTGTTAGCGGAAACCCAAAAACAAGGTGGAGTTGCAGTATTGATTGATACAGAAACTGCAGTAAGTAGAGAATTTTTAGAGGCTATCGGTGTGGATGTTTCTAAATTACTTTATGTAACAGCAGATTCAGTTGAACAAATCTTTGATTTTACTGAAACAATCATCGAGAAAGTTAGAGAAACTTCAAAAGATAAGATAGTTACAATCGTAGTAGATTCAGTTGCGGCTGCTTCAACTAAGAATGAATTAGCAGCAGATTACAATAAAGATGGATATGCTACTGATAAAGCTATTATCATTTCGAAGGCAATGAGAAAAATTACCAATATGATTGGTAGACAAAAAATCTCATTAGTATTCACTAACCAACTTAGACAAAAGATGAACGCAATGTTTGGTGACCCATGGACAACCTCAGGTGGAAAAGCTCTTGCTTTCCATGCCTCTGTAAGATTGAGATTGAAGGGAATGGGACAAATCAAACAAAAGGTTAACGGCCAAGATAAGGTTGTTGGAATGAAGGTTCGTTGTCAAGTAATTAAAAACAGAATGGGGCCACCACTAAGAGCGGCAGATTTTGAAATTTACTTTGATAGAGGAATCGATAATTATGGTTCATGGTTAGGAGTCATGAAAAATAATAAATTAGTAAAACAAGCTGGTGCTTGGTACACTTACATTGATACAGAAACAGGTGAAGAACTGAAATTCCAATCTAAGGATTTTATTCCTTTGATGGATGAAAGAGAAGATGTTAGAGAACAAATCTACAAAAAGATTTGTGAAGAGACAATCTTACAATATAAATCAGATACACTTGATATTGATGCAATGGAAGTTGATACACAAGTACCCGAATAATTTAAGTAAAATTATGGACAGAACATTATTTGAAATGTTGAAAAAAAGTGCAGAAGCTGATAAAGCAAAAGCACTCCTTTCATTAGAACTTCTTGGAAACAAGGCGGTTGGTATTGGTGACCATTCTACTGAAGATTTCTACAAAAACGCAGAGGAAGCTCTCGTTATGTTAGTAGATGCAGATGATAGAATATCAGCATTAGAAACCTATTTCGGAAAAGAACTTTTATAATGAAACAACTCTACAAAAACATATTAGATTCGGTTGAAAGAGACCATGACCAAAATATCAATAGAAAACAAAACGATAGAGTTTTAATTATTGATGGTTTAAATACATTCATCAGATGTTGGTCATCTATCCCCACTATGAATGAGGATGGAGACCATGTTGGTGGTGTAACTGGTGCTCTTAAATCTATTGGATACGCAATAAGACAAACTCAACCGACTCGTGTTGTTGTAGTGTTTGATGGTCAAGGTGGTAGTAAACGAAGAAAAAAAGTTTTTAGTGGTTATAAAGCACAAAGAGATAAAAACAAACTCAGAGTGAACAGACAGTACGCTGATTTGATGAACGATGAGGATGAAAGAGAATCTATGAAAAGACAATTCGTTTGGTTAAACGAAATGTTACATGGATTACCTCTTACAACTATGATATATGATGGTGTTGAAGCCGATGATATCATGGCTTATATCACTACACACATTCTTAAAGATAAAGAACAGGCAGTAGTAATGTCAACTGATAAGGATTTCCTTCAATTAGTAAATGATACTACTATTGTCTGGTCACCTACCAAAAAGAAACTTTACAATACTGAATTAGTAAAAGAAGAATATGGTATTGAATCTAAAAATCTTCTCTTATACAGAGTATTGGATGGAGATAAATCAGACAACATACCAGGAGTTTATGGATGTGGAATTAAAACTTTGGTAAAAAGATTTCCTGAAATAACAGGAGAAGATAAACTATCAATTGAGGATTTGTTCCAACTCTGTGAAGAAAAGATAGAAGAAACAAAAGGTAAAATAAAAATATACAAGGATATTCTAAAATCAAAAAGACAAATCTTATTAAATGAAGATTTGATGCAATTAGATGATGTAGATATTTCGGGTCAAATAAAAATGAAGGTTTTGGATAGATTCAATGAAGAAATCAAACCTTTAGATAAAATTGAATTTCTCAAAATTTTATTGAAATACAAAGTTGTTAATAACTTTGGTGATATAAATGATTGGTTAAAAACAACATTTGGAAATATTATTACAAAATAATTTGGATTTTAAAAATATTTTTTGTATCTTTGTATAAATTAAAAAGAGTCAATGCAAGATATAGATAATTTATCAAAATACGGTCAATCCTTTCAATCAAAGGTTGTATCGTCATTACTTACTGATAATAAATTTCTTGATACTATATCGGAAGTAACAACTTCAAAGTTTTTTGAAAACGATGCTAACAAGTGGATTGTTAGTGAAATACTTTCCTACCATGAAGAATATAGGAAACCCCCTACATTAGATGTATTCAAATCACAATTAACCAAAATAGATAATGAGGTTTTAAAGAAAACAGTAGTTGAACAATTACGCCATGTTTTCACCCAAATCGGTAATGTAGATTTAGAATACATAAAAGATGAATTTACAAATTTCTGTATTAATCAAAATCTTAAAGGTGTAATCTTACAATCAGTAGATTTACTAAAAGCTGGTTCTTATGAAAGAATCAAAGATTTAGTAGATAAGGCAATGAAAGTTGGCCAACAAACTGATTTAGGTATGGATTATATTGAAGATTATGAAGAGAGAACAGAAGAATTAAACAGAACAACTGTTTCTACAAGATGGCAACCAATCAATGACCTTATGGATGGTGGATTAGGTGCTGGTGAATTAGGAGTAGTTGTAGCACCTTCGGGTGTAGGAAAAACTTGGATACTTACCGCCATTGGGGCGGAAGCTGTTCGGCAAGGTTTGAGTGTGGTTCACTATACAATGGAACTATCTGAACACTATGTTGGTGCCAGATACGATACTGTATTTACAGGAATCCCCTCAGTAGAATTGAAGGAAAAAAAGGAAGAAGTAAAGGGTAAGATTAAGAATCTTCGTGGAAAACTACTTATTAAGTACTTTCCACCAAAAGGTGTTACAGTAAAAAAGTTACAGACTCATATAGAGAAGATGATTACATTAGATAACAAGCCCGATGTTATAATAGTGGATTACGCTGACCTTCTCCTCTCTCACTCTAATAAGTCAGACTCTACTTATGCAGAGCAAGGAGGGGTTTATATTGACCTTCGTGGGATGAGTGGTGAATTGGAAATACCCATTTGGACTGCATCTCAAACCAACCGTTCGGCTATCGATTCAGAAGTTATCGAAGCAGATAAAATTGCTGATTCATATGCAAAAGTAATGAATGCTGATTTCATTATGAGTTGGAGTAGAAAATCAAAAGATAAACTTAATGATACTGCAAGAGCTCACATTATGAAAAACAGATTTGGGCCTGATGGAATTACATTCCCTTGTAAGATGAATACAAATACAGGTTACATTGAAGTTTTCGAACAGAATTCACCAGATGGTGTAATTGCTCAGAAACAAGCAGCGAGTGGACAACTAGAAACTAAAAAACTTCTACATAAAAAGTATGTAGAGAATATGGGATAGAATGAAGATAGTAGTTTACGATAAAAATAATAGAGGAATATATAGACCATTAGATGAAATTTATGGTGAATATGAAACTAATGATACTGGTTTATGTAATCGTTTATTATGTTGGGAGTTGGTAAAAATAATCAATCATATTCATGATGATAAATTTGAAGTTGTTATTGATGACCAACAAAATCCTGAAACTAATAACTGTTTTACATTAGAAAATACAACAGTAACAGAGGCTAGAAATTTTAACTTTGATGGATATCTACCAATTACTGATAAAATGGTACAAGATATAATAGATGGTAAATTAAAATTAGGAGATAAAAACTATTATACAGATTTTACAAAAAGACAAATAAACGATTTTGATAAAAAATACTCAACAAGATTTATTAGAGGTTTACGATTTAAACATGAAGATATAAATCATGATATAAAAAAGATTATAAATGGTTCTATTGGTATTCATGCAAGAAGAGGTAGAGGAGTTAGAATTCACAGAGATAATACAATTAATTTGGATTTATTTCAAGGATGGAATCATGATATACTTTCAGAATATGTAAGAATGAAAGTAAAGGATATGCCTGCTTGGAAATTTTATCAATTTGATTTTGTTACTGATGATGTTTATTTTGAAAAGATAGATTTAATATTAGAAAAAAATCCAAATCAAAAGTTTTATATTTCTCACGATTTAAAAGATGAATACTTTGAAAGATGGGTAGAAAGATATCCTAATAATATTATTTTAAAAAGTGATTTTTATAATTTACTTTCTAATTGGGAAATACCATTAGAAGTACATACGAAGAATTTTTTAGACCTGTATTGTTTGTGTAATACACGAGAAATATTTAAAACTCATTTATCAACTTGGAGTGATTTAGCATGTGATTACAATAATAAAAGAGGAATTTATATACAATGGGATTCTGATGTGGAAATATTAGAAAAGTGTATCAAAAAAATTTTATAGTCCATGGTAAAAAACAAAGTTAGTATAACAAAATTAAAATGTTTAAAAAATTAATGAAAAATCTTTTTCGTTTTTCAATATATACTATAATTATAAACACGACCATTACTTTGGTCATTCAAATAACAAATTAAAAAAAGGAATAATTTATGGCAAATTCACAAGAAATCTTCGAACAAATTAGTGAGTTATATACTCAATTCGAAACAGAACACAATGGTTCATCAAAAGCAGCTAAATCAAGAGCTAGAAAAGCAATTGGTGAAATCAAAAAATTAGTAACAGATTACAGAAAAGCATCAGTAGAAGAAAACAAATAAAAAATATAAAGTTATGAGCAAACTATTCCAAGAAAGAATTCCATTTAAACCATTCGAGTACCCAATCTACTATACAGAAGGTTGGTTAAAACAAGCTCAGGCATTTTGGTTACATACTGAAATACCTATGCAGGGTGATGTTAAAGATTGGAATGAAAGATTAACTCCAGCTGAGAAAAACTTAGTTGGTAATATCTTACTTGGATTTGCTCAAACCGAATGTGCAGTTTCTGATTATTGGACAAACATGGTTACTGATTGGTTTCCTAAACACGAAATTAGACAGATGGCTATGATGTTCGGTTCTCAAGAAACTATTCACGCTACTGCTTATTCATACTTAAATGAAACATTAGGATTAGATGATTTCTCAGCATTTCTGCACGAACCTGCAGTAGCTGAGAAGTTTGAACTCCTTACTTCAACTACCGCTGAATGGAAACATGAAGATTTGGCAACAAATCCAAAAGCAAGACAGGAAGTTGGTAGAAGTTTAGCTATCTTCTCGGCATTCGCTGAAGGAGTTAGTTTGTATTCTTCATTTGCGGTACTTTACTCATTCCAAATGAGAAACTTATTAAAAGGTATCGGACAACAAATGAAATGGAGTGTAAGAGATGAATCTCTTCATTCAAAAATGGGATGTCAATTATTCAGACAAATGTGTGGTGAATATCCTGAATTGTTAGATGAGTGTAAAGAATCAATTGAAGAAGCTTCAAGATTGATTATTGAACTTGAAACAAAATTTATTGACAAGATGTTTGAAATGGGTAACTTAGAAAATCTTGATAAAGATGATTTAAAAGAATTCATTAAAGACAGAACAAATCAAAAACTTAAAGAACTTGGATACGATGGTATTCATGAATATAATAAAGAAAAATCTCAAAACTTAGAATGGTTCTATCACCTTACTGGTGGACACACTCATACAGATTTCTTCGCGATAAGACCTACTGATTACAGTAAGGCTAATGAGGGTGAAGATTGGGATGATTTATTTTAATTAAACAAAAATTATGGCAACAAAAAACTATGGCGAAGAGCTTGGTTGGGAAATTGATGTAGATTTTCCTTCATGGGGTAATACTGAAATATATGTAAAAACTATATCTAAAGGATATTTGTTACCTGGTGAGAAACCAAAAGATGCCTATTGGAGAGTTGCAACAAGAGTTGCACAACGATTAGGCAAACCACAAATGGCAACAAAATTCTTCGATTATATATGGAAGGGTTGGTTAAACTTAGCAACACCAGTTCTTTCAAATACTGGCACTGATAGAGGATTACCTATATCTTGTTTTGGTAT